AATTTAAAAGAAGAACACAAAGAACAATTAAAAGAAATGTTGCCGTTATACCCAAGCGCATACGCAGCACTAATTAAAACATTAGAAGAAAATTATTTGTATTCACATTTAACAGTATCGGAAGCATACAGCTTGTTAATGAATACCAGTAACAAAACTTTTAATATTATTAACCTTTCAGAACTATTTTATGAGTAATTTACCTAAAATTAATGATTTATATTCCGATAAACTTTCTATTCAAAAAGCGGATGTATTTGTAACTTTAATGAATCAGCAACCTAAACAAGAATGGGTAAAGGATCATCCTTTTATAAGAGGTTATAAATACTTACCTATTGAAAGGATTGAGTATTTATTAAAAACTATATTCAAGTCTTATAAGATTGAAATTACAGGCCAAGGGACATCGTTTAACGGTGTTTGGGTAACTGTTAGAATACATTATTTACATCCAGTAAGTGGCGAATGGTTGTTTCATGATGGCATTGGAGCTTCGCAGTTACAAACTGCCAAAGGAACATCCCCTGCAGATTTAAACAATATTAATAACGGTGCTTTATCAATGGCCTATCCTGTTGCAAAGACAATAGCTATAAAAGATGCTGCGGATCACTTCGGTAAGTTATTCGGATCTGATTTAAACCGTAAGGATTTAATTAACTACGAATTAGATTTGACATTGATTGAATTAACACCAGAGCATCCTAATTGGAATAAGGTAAAAGAAGCTGTAAAAAGCGGTAACTATACAATAGAACAAATACGAACTAAATACAACTTATCAGATGAAAACGCAAAACAACTTATTTAAAGCACGTGCTTCCGCTTCAGGAAAGCTAATGACTGCTCCAAGGGCAAAGAGTGAAACATTATCAGAAACAACAAAAACTTATGTCTACGAATGGTTAAAAGAAAGCATTTACGGCATTCGTAAAAATATCAATAACAAATATTTATCTAAAGGATTATGGCTTGAAGATGAAGCTATTGATAAGACTATTGAATTATTAGATTTGTCCTTCGCTATTAAGAATGAGAAATTTTTTGAAGATGATTATTTTACAGGCACTCCGGATTTAATTGTTGATGGTGTTGTTTACGATACGAAATGCAGTTGGGATTGTTTTACTTTTCCATTATTTGATAATGATATACCAACTAAAGATTATTACTATCAATTACAGGTTTATATGCACCTTACAGGATGTAAAAAAGCATGTTTAGTTTATGTATTGCTTAACACTCCTGAAGAATTAACTTATGAAGAAAAACATAACTACGATGAAATGGATGCGAAGTATAGAATTAAACATTTTGAGATTGATTATAATGCAGAGGTTATTGATCAGCTACAAAATAAAGTTTTAGAAGTTAGAGAATTTATAAATAACATTAAATATTAGAAATTATGGCAGAAATTCAAGTAACGTTAAACGCACAAGCGTTGCGTAATTTAGTAACAAAAAGAAGTTACAAAAACAAAGATGGTCAGGATGTAGAAGTCCAGGAGATTAAATTTAAATTAGTTGAGGTTAAAGAAGCGAAAACTATATTTACTTCTGACAAGTACAAGATTAACAAAACGCATTTCGCTTGTGTTATTCAAACAAAAGAGGAGCGAGATGCCAAAGCGGATACTATTTACATTGGCGAAGGATTTACAACCGTTTGGAACGCTGATAATGTACAAGTTCATCAAGCAGAGGTTATAAGTCCTAAACCTGTTGTTGAGGATGATTTACCATTTTAATATTATTAACAACCGCTGCGGTAGTAAATTAATTTTTGCTACCAAAAGCGGTTAATTTAACCAAAATATATTATGAAAAACTATAATGAATTTTTAGAAAGTAAAAGAAAATCATTTATTGAAAGTGGATTTGAAATTTCAGAAAACAAATTAAATCCTGCATTAAAAGATTTTCAAAAGTTTGGTATTAAAACCGCTTTGTTTAAAGGCAAGTTTGCATTGTTTTTTGATTGCGGATTAGGTAAAACATTTTGCCAATTAGAATGGTCAAAACAAGTATCATTAAAAACAAAGAAAAAAGTATTAATATTAGCACCATTGGCTATTATTCAACAAACAAAAAATGAATCAATTAAATTCGGTATTGATTTAGATTTTTTTGATATTGATAATTATGAGCAATTAAAAAATATAGATACTTCAATTTATTCTGGTGTTGTTTTAGATGAAAGTTCTATTTTAAAAGGTAGAGATGGTAAAACATCAAGCCTTATTATAGAATTATTTAAACACACTCCTTATAAACTTTGCTGCACAGCTACACCATCGCCAAATGATCACATGGAGTTAGGTCAACATTCTGAATTTTTAGGCGGAATGAGTTATTTAGAAATGTTAGCGATGTTTTTTGTTCATGATGGCGGAGAAACATCAAAATGGAGATTAAGAAAACACGCTAAAGATAACTTTTGGAAATATGTATCAAGTTGGAGTATAGCGATTGATAGTCCTAAAACTTTAGGCTTTTGTGGTGATGGATATTCACTTCCTGAAATAGAATATATTGAGCATATTATTCCTGTTGAAAATTTAACTCAATCTTTATTTGGAGATGTTGCTGTTTCTGCAACTGATTTACATAAGGATTTAAATAGAAGCTTTGATTTAAGAATTGCCAAAACTATTGAATTAGTTACTTCAAATGATAATCAATGGATTGTTTGGGGATTAAAAAATAATGAAACTGATACACTTTCAAGACTATTATCAAATAGTGTAAATGTTCAAGGTTCTGATAGTCCTGATTATAAAGCTAAATATTTAAATGGCTTTGCTAATAATGAATTTAAAACACTTATAACAAAGACTTCTATTGCTTCTTTTGGAATGAATTATCAGCAATGTAATCAAATGGTTTTTATGAGTTATGATTTTAAGTTTGAAGCATTTTATCAAGCTGTTAGAAGATGTTATCGTTTTGGTCAAAAGAAAAAAGTAACTGTTCATATTCTTATTCCTGAAAGTCAAACAAATGTAAGAAGCACTATTTTAGAAAAAGAAAAACAACACTTTGAGCGTATTAAAGAAATGGCTATGTATAGCGCAGAAACTAATTATAAAACAGCAAAATCAAAAGTAAAAATTATGAATAAAGAAATCAAAACAGAAAACTACCATTTAATAAATGGTGATTGTGTACAAGAAACAGCAAAACTACCTGATAATTGTGCCGATATTATTGTATTTAGTCCGCCTTTTGCAGAATTATATGTATATTCAGATAAAGAGGAAGATATGGGAAATGTAAGCGATTATAAGCAATTTGAAAAACATTTTAGATATTTAGTTCCTGAATTAAAAAGAGTGCTAAAAAGCGGCAGAATGTGTGCTATACATTGTATGGATTTACCGATTCAAAAAGGTAAAGAAGGATATATTGGTTTGCGTGATTTTAGCGGAATGTTAATTGATTGGTTTCAGCAGGAAGGATTTATTTATCATTCTAAAGTTACCTTGTGGAAAAATCCAGTTACAGAAATGCAAAGAACAAAAGCATTAGGATTACTTCACAAAACAATTAAAAAAGATAGTATAATGTCGAGAGTAGGTATTCCTGATTATGTATTATTTTTTAGAAATGAAGGAGAAAATGAAACGCCAATAACTCATCAAGATAAAGATAGTAGCAAAGGCGATTATTTACCGGTTGATTTATGGCAAAAATATGCTTCTCCAGTTTGGTATGATATTGATTATTCAAGAACATTACAATATAGATCAGGTAGAGATGGTAATGATGAAAAACATATTTGTCCATTGCAATTAGATACTATTGAACGAATACTACATTTATATTCTAATGAAGGAGAAACAGTTTTTAGTCCGTTTGGTGGTATTGGAAGCGAAGGATTTACAGCTATTAAAATGGGTAGAAAATCAATCAGTATTGAACTTAAAGAAAGTTATTTTAAAATTAATGAAAATAATCATAAATCAATAGTAGAAGAAAAAAATACAACATTAACTTTATTTTAATGCAAAAGAAATTAGCAAAGATATTTGTTTTAGTGGATTTACTGGTTCAGGAAATAGATGAGCCAGTAATGACACCAACAAAGCAAACAAAAGAAATACAAGATAAGGCAAGAGAATTGCAATATCTTTTAGAGCCTGTTTTAGTTAAGTTTTATGACAATAAAGAAGTAATTAAATCAAACTTTTTTCAAATTATGCAAAATAAATTTAACTACATTTTTAATAAAGAGTATAAATAATATGAACAAACAAAATAAAGCACGTTATACCAAACTTTTTATTGATCATAAACTAACACGTTATCCATCGTTTATAGGTCGTGAAAATGCCATCCCGCCGCCTAATTTAAAAGAAGCTGGAGCTAATGATTTAACTCGATTAGTAATTGACTTTTTAAACATGAGTAATTGCCAAGCGGAGCGTATTAGTTCACAAGGTCAATATAGGGATGGTAAAAAACAAGTTACTGATGTAATAGGTCGAGTTCGTACTATTGGAAGCGGAGTTTGGACTCCCGGAACAAGCACAAAAGGAACTGCGGATATTTCAGCAACTATCAAAGGTCGATCAGTAAAGATTGAGATTAAATGGGCAAAAGATAGGCAGTCTGATGCACAAAAAGAATATCAATTATCAATAGAAAAATCATTAGGAATATACATTATAGTTAAAACTTTTGATGATTTTATTGAATGGTTTGATAAA